AAATTTTAAAAAAAGAAACTGAAGTGGTGGTTGATGGACAAAGAGTCCCGGCTCCTGAGGGATTAGAAATAGAAATGGATGAACAGGGAGGAGCCACGATAGACTTCGACCCTAATGAATTACCGGAGGAGGTAGAGTTCTATTCTAATCTTGCTGAGGTTATAGACGAGGAAGATTTAGATCAACTATCTAGTGAGTTGATGAATGATTTTGAAAACGACAAAGCTTCAAGAAAAGATTGGGAAGACTCTTATGTAAAGGGACTTGATCTTTTAGGTTTAAATTATGAGACAAGATCCAGACCGTTTCAAGGTGCTAGTGGTGCTACACACCCTTTGTTAGCAGAAAGTGCAACACAGTTTCAAGCTACAGCTTTTAAAGAATTATTACCAGCAGGGGGACCTGTTAGAACAATTATTATGGGCAATGAGACTCCTGAAAAATATTCGAGAGCAGAAAGAGTTCAAGAGTTTATGAATTATCAGATCATGTCAAAGATGGAGGATTACACTCCTGAGTATGATCAGATGTTATTTTATTTACCTTTAGCGGGATCGACATTTAAAAAAGTTTATTATGATGAATTAATGGATAGAGCAGTCTCTAAATTTATTCCTGCAGAAGACTTAGTGGTTAATTATATGGCAACAGACTTAGATAGCTGTGAGAGAATATGTCAAGTTATTAACATGAGTTACAATGACTTTAGAAAAAAACAAGTTTCCGGTTTTTATAGAGATGTGGAGATCATACCATCTGAGTATGAGCAAGATAATGTTAAAAAGAAATATGATGAGATAGACGGATTAAAACCTAATTATGGAGATAAGGTTGTTAAGTTATATGAGTTTCATACTTCTTTAGATCTTAAAAATTTTGAAGACGAGAATGGGATAAAGATTCCTTACATTGTCACTGTAGAGGATGGCTCTAATAAAGTTGTAGGCATTAGAAGAAACTTCGAAAAGGGTGACGATAAAAAAATGAAGAAACAGTATTTTGTACATTACAAGTTTTTACCTGGCCTTGGCTTTTATGGTTTTGGTTTGATACATATGATAGGTGGATTGTCTAGAACAGCTACAGATCTTTTAAGACAATTGATCGATGCAGGAACTTTGGCTAACTTACCTGCTGGTTTTAAATCAAGGGGCATTAGAATAAGAGATGACGCAGAGCCGTTACAGCCTGGAGAGTTTAGAGACATTGATGCACCTAATGGTGATTTAAGAAATGCATTAATACCGTTGCCTTATAAGGAACCGTCTCAAACATTATATAGTTTACTTGGGTTTGTAGTTCAGTCAGGTCAAAGATTTGCATCTATTGCAGATATGCAAGTAGGAGATGGTAATCAAAACGCTCCTGTTGGAACCACTATTGCATTGTTAGAACGTGGATCTAAAATCATGTCAGCAATTCATAAGCGTTGCTATTATTCTCAAAAAAAAGAATTTAAACTTTTGTATGAAGTGTTTGCAGATTATTTACCAGAAACTTATCCTTACTCTGTAGAGGGGGCAGATAGAACTGTAAAATCTGAAGACTTTGATGGCAGCTTGGATGTATTGCCAGTGGCGGACCCAAACATTTTCTCTACTGCACAAAGAGTAACTTTAGCTCAAACAGAGCTACAATTAGCACAAAGTGCACCTGATTTACACAATATGAAAGAAGCATATCGAAGAATGTATGAGGCGTTAGGCATAAAAGATTTAGATCAAATACTAAGAAAAGACTCACCTGCTAAACCAAAAGATCCTGCAATGGAACATGCTGATTTGTTAGACGGCAATCTAATGACCGCGTATGAGGGACAAGATCATGACGCACATATTCAAAATCATTTATTGTTTGGAACTAATCAAATTGTTTTAGCTAATCCTCCAATGGCTATGAAAATTCAAAAACATATCTTAGAGCATGTATCTCTAAAGGCTAAGGAACAAACCGCTTTCTTAGTTTCACAAGGCCAAGTTCAAGAGGACCAAATGGATCAGGTGATTGCAAGGTTAGAAGCACAGTTCATGGCAGAGTTAAAACAAACATCACAACAATTAGCTGGTGGTGGAAAACCTGACCCTGCAATACAATTAAAGCAACAAGAGTTACAACAAGATGCTATGAAAGATCAAATGGACTCACAAAGAGACCAAGCTAGAATACAATTAGATGCAGAAAAATTAAGACAAAAAACTGCAATTGACCAGGCTAGAATACAAAAAGATTATGATATAGCAGATAAAAGAGCTGAGGTTCAGTATGACAAGATGACAACTGGCAGTTTAAATCAGAGAAGAAGAGATGCCGTTAAATAAAAAAGGTAAAAAAATAAAAGCAGCAATGGAGAAGCAATATGGGAAGAAACAAGGTCAAACAGTCTTTTATGCTTCTGCTAATAAAGGCACAATCAAAGGTGTTAAAAAGAAAACTAGAAAAACAAAAAAATAAAACCTATATTGTAGATATGGACAAAGAAACACAGAAACGTGTTGAAAAAATAATTAGTGATACTAGGGCTTATGTTCAAGGGCAAATTGATAGTGGGGCTAACTTAATTGAAGTAGCTCAGGTAATGTTAGCCATGAGTAGAGAAGCAATAGTTGACGCTTATGGCGAACAATTAGCAGACTCATATATTCACACTCAAATTTCTAGGTTGCAAAACGATGAAAAAGAACCTACTATTCACTAATGGTTAAAAGATTGACAAAAACTGTCCCACCAAAAAAAGGTCCTGCATCTCAGGGCTTATCTATTCCACCGGGAAAAATTATGCCAGTAGGCAAAGTACCCGAGGATAAAAAAACCAAACGAGGTTATGGAATAGCATCTAAGGGTCTTAAATTTGAAGGAGTATTTTAATGGGTATACCAACAGAGATACTATCTAAAGTGAAAAGCTTTACTTCTAATGTGAAGAAACGTGATGTGATCATAGCTGTCGTTTTCTTAGCGTTAGGAGTTTATATTGGTTCTTAGTAAAATATTAGGCGGTGGCTCTCTAGTAGAAACTGTCGGGAAAGTAATTGATAGCGTTCACACCTCAGAAGAAGAGAAGTTAGCTGCAAAAACAAAATTAAAAGAAATAGAAGCTGAACTAAGCAAAAAGCAAATGGACATTAACTTGGCCGATGCCAAGTCACAAGCTACAGGCATAGGCGGTATAATGCAGCGGTCGTGGAGGCCCCTCATCGGGATGTCCTGTGCGTTAGCCATAGCGTGGGAATTTGTAATAAAACAATTTTTAGTTTTTGTATTGGCAGCTTTTAGCATTCAACATAACCCTCTCCCGGAGCTTGACATGTCGACTTTATTCCCTCTCGTCACGGCCTTACTCGGAATGGCCGGGCTCCGCAGTTTCGAAAAATCTAAGAATATTACAAAATAGTGGAACACTTCGATTACAAAGTAAAACAATTAATCTCTAAAAAGATAGATGAAAAAAGAGATGATATTTTAAGTAGGCAAGTTAATTCTTTTGATCAATATCAATATGAGTTAGGTAAGTTACACGCATTAGAGGGATTATTTTTAGATTATCAAGATTTATTAAAAGAGGTAAACAAAGATGAGTAAATTAATAATTCCTAGTTACTTAAAAGGAAAAGTAGAAGATAAGAAAGAAGAGAATAAGGAACCCGCTATGGATAGAGTTCCAAAAGCCACAGGATGGAGAATTGTAATCCTTCCACACAAAGGCATAGAAAAAACAAAAGGCGGATTGTTATTAACAGACAAAGCGATAGAAGAACAACAATTAACAACAAATGTTGGTTTAATTTTAAACATGGGACCTGATGCTTATGCAGACAAAAACAAATTTCCAAATGGACCTTGGTGTAAAGAAGGTGATTGGGTTGTATTTGCAAGGTACGCAGGTTCAAGAGTAAAAATCGAAGACGGAGAAATTAGAATATTAAATGATGATGAAATCCTGTCCACGGTAAAAGACCCAACAGATATATTAACTTTATATTAAGGAGAGAAAAATGGCTGAAGAAAAAATGGTAGACCTTGATACTTCAGGTGAGGGTCAAGAGGTTGAACTTCAACAAGAAGAATCTACTAAAGAAGAAAAAGTCGTAGAGGAAAAAACTGAAGCCCCAGTTGAAGAGAAAGTAGAGGGAGAGGAAGAATCTAAAGATGAAGGTTTAGATAAATATTCTAAGAATGTTCAAAAAAGAATTAAAAAACTTTTAGATAGATTAGAAAAGTCTGAGCAAAGAGAAGCAGAAGCTTTAAAGTTTGCGCAAAGTGCAAAACAAAAAGCAGATGAGGCAGAGTTTAAAATTAAGTCTTTGGATGAAAGTTATCTAACACAATATGAAGATAGGGTTAAATCACAGATAGAGCAGACTAAAGCAGCTTACGAAAAAGCTTTATTAGATAATAATGTAAAAGATCAGGTTGAAGCACAAAGAGCTTTAACAAGATTAGCTATTGAGGAAGAGAGAGCCTTAGCCTCAAAACAACAAAGAGAAAACGTTGAAAAACAAAAAGAGGGTTTAATGGCTGAGAAAAAACCTGAAAACCAACAAACCGCTGCTCCTGCACAGCCTGACCCAAGAGCTGAGGCCTGGGCTAAAGAAAACGAATGGTTTGGAAAAGATGAGGCCATGACTTTCACTGCGCTATCTCATCATAAAAAGTTGTTAAAAGAAGGGTATGATCCCAAAAGTGATGAGTATTATGGAGAAATTAATTCATATATTAGAGAACAGTTTCCTCATAAATTTAAAGAAGAGACAGTAGAAGAGAAAGAAAAAGCCCCACAAGTAGTGGCATCAACATCAAGAACAACGAAACAAAGCAATTCTAAAAAAGTTAAACTTACACCTAGTCAAGTAGCAATAGCAAAAAAATTGGGTGTACCACTTGAAGAATATGCAAAATATGTATAGATTGGAGAACATATGGTAAATAAAACGCTTAGATCTAATGAGACTAGGGAGAAGACAGCCCGTAAAACAGGTTGGACAAGACCCTCATCATTAGATGCACCTCCTGCACCAGATGGTTATAAGCATCGATGGATAAGGGAGTCAGTCAGAGGCTATGACGATAGTAAAAACGTTATGGGAAAATTAAGAGAAGGCTGGGAGTTAGTCCGAGCTGACGAATATCCTGACTGGCAATTACCTACTATTGATGATGGTAAACACGCTGGAGTGATTGGAGTGGGTGGGTTACTGTTAGCCCGAATGCCAATAGAGACAGTAGAAGAGCGCAATGCTTATTACAATAATCTAACCGAGAGCCAAAAAGAGGCTGTCGACACTGACCTATTGAAAGTCGAAGATCCAAGGATGCCGATCAGTAAACCCCAAAGACGTACCAAAGTAACTTTTGGCTCAGGAAACAATTCGTAATCGGCACGGTTTGTTGAACGACCTATACTAACAACATATTACAAAGGAGTAATATTATGGCAAATCAACAAGGCAACTTTGGATTTCGTCCAGTTCTAATGATGGGTTCCGCTTATAACGGACAAGGTCAACAAGAAATGACTATCGCTAGTAACGAAACGAACTCCATCTTTATGGGAGATCCTGTCGTGCTTAATGCAAACGGATCAATCTCAAGAGGATCATCTGCCGGTGCTGAGATTGTTGGTATTTTTAATGGTTGTTTCTATACAGACCCAACATCACAAAAACCAACATTTTCAAACCACTATCCAGGTGCGATTGTAGCTGACGATATAGTTGCAAACGTAATCAGTGATCCTGATGTCATTTTTGAAGTCAAAGTAGACGACACAAATGGCGGACGAGCACAAGTTGGTTCAACTGCTAACATCGCAACATACAGCGCAGGATCTACCAAATCAGGTATTTCTAACGTTGCATTAGACGGTGATACTTTTGCAACCAGTAATGCTTCCAACTTCGCTGTATATGATCTTTCAACAGATCCTGACAACAGCGACTATACTGCAGCTAATGCTAACATTCTTGTTAGAATTAATAAGCATCAGTATAGAGATACAACAGGCATATAGGAGGTTAAACTATGGCTATTTCTAGAAGTCAACTCGTTAAAGAGTTAGAGCCGGGTTTAAATGCACTATTTGGCCTGGAATACGCAAGATATGAAAACGAACACGCAGAAATTTTTGATAGCGAAACTTCAGACAGAGCGTTTGAAGAAGAGGTAATGCTTTCAGGTTTCGGTTCAGCTCCATCTAAAGCAGAGGGCGCAG